TTTACCGCTATCTGTTGTATGTACGCTATACTTTAATGTTGGTGTTGCTGCTGATAATTCCAACTTACCACCTAATAAATTACCAGTAGCATCTTGTCCATGTGTATAAATTACTTTATTATTATTATCCCATTGACCTAAATATACCCATACTCCATACGCATATCGCGTGCTTGAATGACTGGCAACATCAATATTAATCGCATTATCAATTTTAACAAAATCTTTCAACTCTGTTGATGTATCAAACATATAGACGTATAACAAATATAGAATGACAATAAAAAGAACACCAATAATAACTAAAGAATAGTTCATGACTATATATTATATATTTACTTTATAATATATTTTTACAATATTGATAACGATAACTTATGTATATACATCTCGCAAAGTCATATATGGATTATAGCACAGGCGGATTCATAACACTATATACGTTATACATTTGGGATATCTGACGCCTAGATAAATTTGTTGTATAATATTGAATATTGCATATTGCTCCTGATATTCCGTACTCATCTCCAATATGAATAATATCATAATCACTAAATGTAGGAATTTTTTCCAATTTCTTGGTTACTGTAAGTATCCCATCAACAAATACATCTACATCCGAGCCATTATAGTTAAATACAATATTCACCCACTTTTGAATAGGTGCTTTCAATTCAACAAATTCTAAATCACCATTGGAATTTGGAATATTTGATAAATATGCCTTATATACGTAAGAAGGATCCTTATCTTTTAATATAACACTTGAGTCATTTACATCATTGTTAACAATGTTATATTTGAACTTCAATTCTGGTTTTCCTTCAAAGCTAAATAGTGTTTTTTCAAAATCTTCACTTACTAAAGATTCTGGATTTACAAATACCCACAATGAAATGGCATAATTGTTACTAATTCCTTTATTGTCTTTTAAATCAGAATTAATGTATAATGCTTCACGTTTCAAGTCCTCCATATTTTGTATGGTTCTCTGTTTATTAATGTAATCCGGTTCGCGTAATAAAACTATATTATTACTGCTATTGTAAATCGCATCAATGATATCAGGATAGTATATAATCAATAGAATGACTGCCAATTCAATAAGGAATAATATATATACATCATTTGTAGTAGCTCCGAATTCTTTAAGTATAAACGCTACAAAATCGCGCATCATACAAGGAATGTAAAATATAAAGGTTGCTAAAAATCCGAGTGTTCCGTCGAGAGAACGTAAATAATTACCAAATACGCGACTAATAATTGCTAAAAATCCGATAATTGCAACGGCAAGTAATATATAAAAAATATATTGTCCCATTTCAAGTTGATAAGTAGTTATATCAATATACGAATAAGCCATCATAATAATATACACACTAATAACCGCATAAATAATTAACATTGGTTGTGATGATAAACTATTTGTTAAACTACTGACTTTTGAGAGCCCAAAAAGAATAGGTACAACGATAATAAGGAATGTAAATATTCCTTTGCGATTATCGTATAAAATATTTGAATTATCATTAAATACATATAATAATATTGCCATTACAATAAATCCAATCAGTATGGTTGTTTTTTGAAGTATGCTATTCTTGAAACCTGTATCTTGTTGCATGAGCTTACTAAGTTCAGTTATTTTATTTATTACTGCTTCATATATATTTTTTATCATTCCTTTATCGTCCATATAGTATATATTACACGTATATATATATTACATATTTTCCATTGCTGTTTTTTCTCCGTGGCATTCTCTACATAGTGCTACTAAATTATCAACGTGATTAGAACCACCATATTCTAAACGGGTTTTATGATCAACTTCAAACCAGGCTGATAATTGCTGTTTGCAATTTCCACATTTCCAATTTTGATTGGAAGCAACGTATTTCTTCTTTGTTTCGCTTACTGATCGTTTGGTGCCTTTTTTTCCAGAATTCATTAATACGTGTTTTGATGCTTCTTCTCTTGTACTTCCACCATCCTGATACTGTGAAGAAGTGAAATTCAAAAATGGACTAATTACATTTGATGTATCTTTGTCAATTGGCATATACTTCAAATATTCATTGGTAGATTTTACAATCTGAGAGGCTTTTGTAGGATCTTTCTTTATCAACCAATATAACATGTATGAACCCAATGCCACACCCGCCATTTGATAGTATTTTTTCATAGATAATAATAGTTTCAAGTATTTTCCATCTGTATAAATATTATAAATTACTAATGATGTAATAAGTAGAAAATATAATTCAATCCTCATTTATATATTCTATGTATATTATTATGATTATCAACACTGATGTTTTATTCAAATAAAGTACATATAAATGACTACTAATAAAATGATTATATACACCAAGTAAATATAGTTTTTTTTCAAGTTTAATACTTTCATTAGTTGTTCTCCTCTTGATTCAAATAAGAGTAAATATTTCATATACGCATCTTTACGGGTAAGTTGTTCTTTTCCAATAATTTCATTTACCTTATTATGAATAAAATGAACCCATTTTTGAAATTCAATGCTACTATCTAAATACGGCGATACTGGATATTTATCCAATAGAATCATAAATGTTTTGCGCGATGTACTATCGGGAATGAAGACAGGAAAATTCATAATTAGGTCATAATATTTGCGCTTTAATACCTTATTAGGTTTGTTCGGGTAATTATATGATATTGTATGTAGAAAAAACCAATAATGGGGACCCCATACTTCGGGATTATTAATGGACGACATATATTGTATAACTATATTCAAATATTATGTAGAATACATAAAGGTTTCATTATATTTTATATTAGAATGGATAATTATTGTAATAATTGTGGTAAACAAGGACATTTATATCATCAATGCAAACTACCTATTACAAGTAATGGGATAATAGCATTTCGCAAAAATAATGATGAACAATTAGAGTATTTAATGATTTGCCGTAAAGATAGTTTAGGATATATTGATTTAATTCGCGGGAAATATGATGTATATAATCACGAGTATATAGTATCTATGATTGACCAAATGTCTATAATGGAAAAAGTGAATATACTAAAATATGATTTTAATGAGTTATGGAATAAAGTATGGGATGCATCTCAGAACGCAAGAAAATACAGAAATGAATATAATGTTTCTATTGACAAGTTCAATAAATTAAAATCAGGTTATATCGATGCTTATACGAATGAAGTGATTTCATTTGCTACATTAATTAAAAAATCAAAAACAAGATGGATTCAACCTGAATGGGGATTCCCTAAAGGCCGTAGAAACTTTCAGGAAAATGACTATAATTGTGCTATTAGGGAATTTTGTGAAGAAACAGGATATAAGGAAGAACTTATTCATAATATTGAAAATATAACACCATCAGAAGAAATTTTTACTGGTTCAAATTATAAATCATACAAGCACAAGTATTTTTTGGCATACATTGACTATGATATTAGTAATCAGACATATAATCATCAAACAAGCGAAGTTAGTCAAGTAAAATGGCTTAAGTATGATGATTGTTTAGAGCATATTCGGGAGTATAATTTAGAAAAGAAAAAGATATTAACAAACATCAATACGATATTAAAAACATATCGATTATTTGAAATGTAAAATCTCTATTAGTATTATATATTATATAATGAATAATACTAATAATGAAGATCCGAATAACATGGAACAAAGAGAACAAAAATGTAAAGATATGAATAAAGATTTCAATCCCAAGTCAAAACGGTGTGTAAATAAATGTAAGCCGAATCAGGTTCGCGACGAAGAAACATATAAATGTAAAAATAAGAAAAAAATAAATCAAACTGTTGTAGAAACATCATCTATTGTCAATCCTGTGCAAATTGACGCAAATGCTGAGAACCCATTAATATCAGCAGTTACTAATTTTCTATCTCCAACCATTGTTACGGAAAAAAAACGTGAGCGATCCAAGAAAAATAAAACAAAAAAAAATGTGAAAAAAATGTCGCCAAATACTGTAGCACAAAGCGAGATTGAAAAATATAAACAGCGAATTTTAAGCAAATTTAATCCAAATGAAGACATAGATGTAAATAAAAAACGTGGTTCTTCAAATTCATTGATGTTTATTATCTATGAAAAAGAAAAACAAGAAGGAATTAAATATACTATTGATGATTATATCTACAATTTGGAAAACAAGCTTACTAAAGAAGAATATGCCAAAGTAAATAGTTCAGACATTAAAGACATTTATAGGATATTAAAGCGTTTAGTACCTATCAAAGTACCCAGCGATTTTTACCAACGTCAAAAAAGTGTTCATATAGATACTATATTTTCAATGCAAGATAAATATAGAATTTCGCAACAACAATCCAATGAACCCAAGGAAGACGATGAACCCAAGGAAGACAATGAACCCAAGGAAGACGATGAACCCAAGGAAGACGATGAACCCAAGGAAGACGATGAACCCAAGGAAGATGTTGAACCCAAGGAAGACAATGAACCCAAGGAAGATGTGAAAAAAATGTCTCCAAATACAGTAATACAGAGTGAAATTGAAAATTATAAACAACGAATTTTAAGCAAATTTGAACCAAATGAAGACGTAGGTGTAAATAAAAAACGCGGTTCTTCAAATTCATTGATGTTTATTATCCATGAAAAAGAAAAATATGAAGGAATTAAATATACTATTGATGATTATATCTACAATTTGGAAAACAAGCTTACTAAAGAAGAATATGCCAAAGTAAATAGTTCAGACATTAAAGACATTTATAGGATATTAAAGCGCTTAGTACCTACTAAAGTTCCAAGTGATTTTTACCAACGTCAAAAGAGTGTCCATATAGATACTATATTTTCAATGCAAGATAAATATAGAACTTTGCAGAAAGAATCGGAAGAACCCACAGAACAAAAACCAGAAGAATCCAATGAACAAAAACCAGAAGAATCCAAGGAACAAAAACCAGAAGAATCTAAGGAACAAAAACCAGAAGAACCCAAAGAAGATTTACCTACATCTAAAAATCTTTCTATTCAAAACCAATTCAGTAGTTTTAATCCAGTAAAACAAAATAAAGCAATGAAAAAGCAAAATCATTTATTTGATATATCACATAAACTTAGTCCTATTTTCACTACCATTGATAAAGAAGACGCTGATATTAAAAATGAATACAGTAAACACGAAGTAACCAATAATAAAAATGAATTATTAATAAAGATAGAAAAGGACGAGTATAATGATAATTTAGAGCACGACGAAAATAAGAATAACTATCCAACGTTGAATGACCCAAATTTCAGCAGTAAAATTGCATTATTTAAAGAATTTGCTGACACTAAATACAATGGCGAAATTGGTAGTATTAAGGACCTGGCAAATAAAATGTGTAAAGCAGAATTTGAATTATTGCCACATCAGTTATTTGTCAAAAATTTTTTGTCTGAACATACACCGTATAATGGTTTATTGCTATATCACGGAGTAGGAACAGGTAAAACGTGTAGTGCTATTGGAATAAGCGAAGACATGCGTAAATATATGATGCAAACTTCATTCAAGCACAAAATTATCATTGTAGCATCACCGAATGTTCAAAAGAACTTTTACAATCAATTATTTGATGAAAGTAAATTAGAACTTAATGGCGAACAATGGGACTTACATAGTTGTATTGGACGCTCCCTTATTCAAGAAATAAACCCCAATGATGTAAAAGGCTTAGATAAGTCAAAAGTAATTACCAATATCAAAAACATCATCAAGAAATATTATCACTTTATGGGATACACTGAATTTTCACGTTATATGGCGAAGAAAATAGACGTAAGTCATTTACAAGCGGATAATGATGTAAAAAAGGTTCTTGAAAAGCGCCGCATCAAAGCATTTTTTGACAACCGTTTAATTATTGTAGATGAGGTTCATAATATTCGTATTACTGAAGACAATACAAATAAACAGGCCGCCAAATTACTAATGAAGATTGCAAAACACAGTCATAATATGAAATTGCTACTCCTTTCTGCTACACCATTGTTTAATAGTCATCTTGAAATTATATGGCTAACTAATTTATTGAATATGAATGACAATCGCAGTACTATTACACAATCACAAATATTTGATAGCAATGGTGAATTCATTGAAAAAGATGATACCAATCCAGAAAGTGGATTAGAACTGTTACAACGAAAACTTATTGGGTATATATCATATATTCGTGGCGAGAACCCATATGCGTTCCCTTTTCGCATTTATCCCAATGAATTTGACCCAGAAAATAATATTATCGATAAAATACCCAAAAAGCAATTCAATGGTATAGAAATCAAAACACCTATGGAACATATTCCCATTTATAATACAAATATGGGAAGCTTTCAGTTGAAGCATTATAAAGACCTCATTCAAAGTCTTCCTGAACAAACTAAAAATATGTTTGTCAAGAAAAAGTTTGATGAAATAGAGAACATTGGGTATTCATTATTACAGAAACCAATTGATGCTACTACTATTATGTATCCGTCACCGTCTAAAAGCGAAGAATTTCCATACAATATTGGCAAATCAGGATTCAACGCATTAATGAATTACACTACAGATAATTCTGTTCCAATTAAATATGATTATGAGTACAAACCCGAAACATTATCTAATCACGGCCGCATCTTTTCTCAAGAAAATATTTCAAAATACAGTGGTAAATTCGCATCCATTTCATCAGCAATCAAAAAATCAACAGGTGTTATATTGGTTTATTCCCAACATATTGAAGGCACAATTATACCATTTGCATTAATGTTAGAAGAAATGGGGTTTTCACGTTTTTCCGCAAATTCAAAAATGAATAAAAACCTCTTTAAAGAAAAGGTTCGGGAACCTATAGACTACAAGAATATGAAACCAATGATAAAATCTCAACCATTTTCACCCGCTAATTACTGCATCATTAGTGGTGATAAACATTTCTCACCAAATAATGAGGAAGATTTAAAAGTGATTACACATATTGATAACAAGGATGGAGAACGCGTCAAGGTTGTTATTATATCCAAAGCAGTAGCAGAAGGTGTGGATTTCAAATATATTCGTCAAGTCCATATTATTGAACCATGGTACAATATGAATAGACCCGAACAAATTATAGGACGTGGTGTTCGTAATCGCAGCCATTGTGCATTGGAGTTTGAAGATAGAAATGTAGAAATATATTTATACACATCA